CCACAGACGCCGACACCCTGCCGCCCGTGCCTACCACCCCCACAACCCGCCCAGGCGACCTCTGGCGCCTCGGAGACCATTGGCTGCTCTGTGCTGACGCCACATCGCCAGACGCCGCCCAGCGCCTCCTGAAGGCCGCCACAGAGCCAGCCGACCTCTGCTTCACCTCCCCACCCTACCTCGACCAGCGCGCCTACCAGACCCAGACCATCGACTGGGATAGCCTCATGCAAGGCGTCTTCCTCAATCTTCCCGTCAAGCCTGAGGCGTAAGTCCTTGTGAATCTTGGCATGATCCACCAAGACGGCGAGTGGCTCCCATACTGGGATGGCTGGATCGCATGGATGCGCGCCCAAGGCTGGCGACGCTTCGGCTGGTATGTCTGGGATCAGACCTTCGGGATGCCCGGCGCCAACCATGGCCGGCTCGCCGACTCCCACGAGTTCATCTTCCACTTCAACAAGGTCGCCGATCGCACCCGCAAGACCGTGGCCAAGCTGGACCGCAGCACCAAGCTCCGTGTCTCCCATGTCGGGCGCACCCGCGAGGGCGCCGTGTATCGCCCCACGCTGTCGTCCACCGATCCCTACAAGGTCCCGGACAGCGTGATCAGGGGTATCTCACGACACCAGCAACGCGGGATCGAGATGGCGCACCCGGCCGTGTTTCCGGTCGCTCTGCCCACCGAGTTCATTAAAGCGTTCTCCGATCCAGGCGATATTGTCATCGACCCATTTATCGGCTCGGGCTCCACACTCCTTGCAGCCGAGATCACCGATCGCTTCTGCCTCGGGATCGAGATCGCTCCGGCATACTGCGATGTGGTCGTGAAGCGCTGGGAGAATTTGACCGGCCAGAAGGCGTCGCGCTGAGCCATGGCAAGGGGTCGGACCGTTCGGACCGCAAAGAACCGCAAGAGGTTCCTCGCGGTGATCGCGGAGGGCGCTTCGGTGTCAGCCGCATACAAGTCTGCCGGTATCAGCCGAGAAGCCGTCTATGCATGGCGCCGCGACGACCCGAAGTTCCGCGAGGACTGGGATGGCGCGTTCGAGGAAGGCACCGACAAGTTCGAGGACCAGCTTCGGGTGCTCGCTGCCGACAAGAACCTCGCGGCTATTCAGTTCGCACTCCGCGCCCGGCGGCCTGAGCGCTACGACCGCCAGCGCCTGGGGGTCGAGGATATTCCAATGAACCCGACCGCCTCCTCGCTGGCGATCGAGGCGCAGACCGGCCGGCGAATATATCTGCCAGCGTCCGACCTCGACCAGCCATTGATCGAGGGCACCGCGATCGAGGTGGAGAAGGCGGCATGACCCAAGGCAACGGCGGCGGTGCCGGTGCTGCTACCTATTCGCGCCAGCCGCGCGATATGCCGCGACCAGGGGTGGACATCTTCCCGCAACCTGGGCCGCAGCAGATGTTCCTGAAGTCGGGCGCGGAGATCGCGATATTCGGCGGCGCGGCGGGCTCTGGGAAATCATGGGCTTTATTGATGGAAGGGCTGCGCTGGCCGCCCGAGGTCGCCGGCTTCGACGCGGTGATGTTCCGCCGCAATACCACCGATCTGCGCAAGCCCGGCGGGCTCTGGTCAGAGTCGATGAAGGTGTATCCGTATGCCGGCGGGCGACCGATATCGCATCGGTTGGAGTGGACCTGGGCGGGCGCCGGCTCGATCAAGCTCGCGCACCTTGAATACGACAATACCGTGCTGGACTGGCACGGCTCGCAGGTCCCGTTGATCTGCTTCGATGAATTGACGACATTCACCAAATACCAATTCTTTTATCTGCTCTCGCGCAATCGCTCGACCACCGGCAAGCGGCCTCGGGTCCGAGCGTCCTGCAATGCCGATGCGGGATCATGGGTCGCGGAGTTGATCAAGTGGTGGATCGACCAGCAGACCGGCTATCCGATTGCGGAGCGCAGCGGGGTGATCCGCTACTTCGTGCGCGGCGCCGACGACGCGCTGGAATGGTATGACAGCCGCGAGGAGGCAGCAGAGAAGACCGGGCATCCGCCGGAGACCATTAAGTCCCTGACGTTCATTGCCGCTAAACTCGCCGACAATCCGGCGCTCATGCGGGCCGACCCGCAATATCTCGGCAACCTGATGGCGCTGCCTGCGGTCGAGCGCGAGCGGCTGTTGAATGGCAACTGGAAGATCAGACCCAGCGCCGGGCTCTACTTCAATCGCTCGTGGTGTCAGGTGGTCGATATCGCGCCGAAGTCTGTCGCACTAGCGCGCGGCTGGGACCTCGCTGCCACGCCGGAGACTCAAGAGAACGATCCCGACTGGACGTGCTCGACCAAGATCGGCCGGCTGGTCGATGGCCGGTATATTGTGCTGCACCACGACTGGCTGCGCGACACGCCTGCCGAGGTCGAGCGGCGCATTCAGAACAACTCCTCGCAGGACGGCTACCTCTGCACGGTCGGTCTACCGCAGGACCCAGGGCAGGCTGGCAAATCGCAGATCGCGTCGTTCGTCCGGATGCTCGCCGGCTATCCGTTGGAGTCCTCGCCCGAGACCGGCGACAAGATCACCCGGTTCTCGCCGTTCTCTGCCCAGGCAGAAGCAGGTAATGTGCTGGTGCTGCGCGGACCCTGGAACGAGCGATGGTTCCAGATGCTTGAAGGGTTTCCTGAGCTACCGCACGACGATGACGTGGACAGCACCGCGCGCGCATTCTCGCTGGTCGCCGCGTCCGACCTCTCGATCTGGGCGCGGCTGTAGGGAGGACGGACATGACACATCACACGGACATCGACGAGCCAACGAACGACATGTTCGAGGAGGTGCTCGCTACGGCTGCGGAGCCATTACCGCTCTCCGGCGGCCCGCTCGTCGGCAGTCTGGTGCTGACGGCTGGCTACATCGAGGCGGCGAACAAGTTCACCTTCAACAGCAACAACAAGCCGGTGCTGACGCTGAACTTCGGCAGCGATCCACCGACGATCTGGATCGATCCCGACCTTGCCTGGGACAGCGCCGCGAAGCATTTCTGGAATGCGGTCTATCGCATGGTCGGCAAGATGGCGCCGTTCTCCGGCATCGACTGAGAGACAGCTTTCACGAACCTCTGACGGCGGATCGGCAGAGGCGAGTGAAGGGAAGGTGTCCGCCCGATCCGCTTCGGCGGCCCTTCCCGCATAAACAGGGGGATATATTGAATGTCCGATAATCCTCCGGCTGAGCGGCCTCGGGTTCGCGTCCAGGCGAATAGCGCGCCACATGGCGGGGTCGGTGGTGGGCTGACTCTGGACAGCGTGTCGAACTTCGCTGCGCGCATCGGCATCGGTAATCCGAACCTGCTGAGCCAGACCAGCTACAGCTACATTCCGATCTCGCGCCTACAGCAGATGATGGAGTGGATGTATCGCTCGTCGTGGATCGTGGGCGCGGCGGTGGATGCAGTGGCGGACGACATGACCCGCGCTGGCGTGATGCTGAACTCGGACACGCCGCCCGACGACATCGAGGAGATCAAGAACGCTGAGAACAATCTCGCGCTCTGGCAGTCGCTGAACCAGACGATCAAATGGGGTCGGCTGTATGGCGGCGCGCTGATGGTGATGCTGATCGATGGACAGAACCTCGCGACACCGCTCAATCCGAAGTCGATCAGCAAGGATCAGTTGAAGGGCTTCACCGTGCTCGATCGGTGGATGGTGCAGCAGTCGTTCAACGAGCTTGTGCAGGACTACGGGCCGGACTTCGGGATGCCGCTCTATTACGACGTGATCGCGACCGCGCCATTCATGCCACGGATGCGGGTGCACTACACGCGGGTGGTGCGCATGGATGGTGTCACCCTGCCATTCCGTCAGAGGCTGGCGGAGAATGGCTGGGGGATGTCAGTCATCGAGCGGCTCTACGACCGTCTGGTGGCGTTCGATAGCGGCACGATGGGCGCGGCCCAGTTGCTCTACAGGGCGTATCTACGGACCTACAAGGTGAAGGACTTTCGCCGCCTTGTCGCGATGGGTGGCGAGGCGACCGAGGGATTCCACAAGGCGATGGAGCTAATGCGGATGCTCCAAAGCAACGAGGGCCTCACGGTCATCGACATGGAGGACGAGTTCGAGACGCACGAGTATAGCTTCGGCGGTTTATCCGATACATTAAACATGCTCGGTCAGCAGATATCGGGCGCGCTCGGCATCCCGCTGGTGCGGCTGTTCGGTCAGTCGCCGATGGGCATGAACGCGACCGGCGATTCCGACTGGCGCAACTACGCCACCATGATCAACGCAGCCCAGGAAGCGCGGTTGCGCAGACCGCTGGATACTGTCTACGAAGTGATCTGGCGCTCGACCCTGGGCAACGATCCGCCCGACACCTTCGGCTACAAGTTCAATGAATTGACCGTGCTGTCCGAAGCCGAGAAGGCGGAGATCGCACAGAGGGACGCGGACACGATCAAGCTGCTGCACGATGGCGGGGTGATCTCGACCACGATCGCGTTGAAGGAGTTGAAGCAGTCGTCGGTGGTCACGGGCCGGTTCACGAACATTTCGGAAGAAGACATCAAGGACTCCGAAGAAGCGCCTCCGCCCTGGGAGCAGCCGGAGCCCGGCGCTGGATT